TTGTTGTAGTGACATATAATGGTATATCAATATAATTAGTACAATTACCTGTAGAAATCACTCTAATAGTTGTTGTAAAATCAGGAACTAAAGAAGAAGAATATCCTGCAAGTAATGCTACTCTAGAAACTCCTGTTTCAAATGCTGAGGTGTACCCATCAAGATTTGAATAAAGATTGAATGGTCCAGAATCTAGACCTGCTACTGTTAGTGTTATTAAGACTGTCATATTATTGGTTTTAGTTTATCAACAATAGGTGTACAAAGGAATTGTCACCCCATTAAAGTTATCAGATACAACTGCTGTGTAACATACAGTTACCATTTCTCCATCAGATGGCACACTTTCAACTTCAATATTACCCCTACAATCTAAATATTGTACCACGTGAAATGTTCCTGGATTAAATAATGGAGGATATATTTCTAATTGAAAACAAAGTAATGGTATAGATGTAGTAGTGGTTGTGGTAGTGCTACTTGTAGATGTTGTAGATGTAGTAGATGTGCTTGTAGAAGTAGTAGATGTGCTAGAGCTACTAGTGGTGGTGGTAGTTGGTGGTAATGTTGTACTAGTTGTGGTAGTAGTACTGCTACTAGTTGTGGTAGTGGTGGGAGGAACTGTGGTGGTAGTAGTTGTTGTTGGACAACATATATTTAATTGTTCATTAATATTAACTATATCATCAGTTATAGTTACTAACTGCTCATTAAGATTTGTTATGTTTTTTGTTATTTCATCAACATCATCTATTACAGAACATATAATAGTGTCAAATTTAGAAAATATTAAATTTAAACCATCACAAGTGTTTACATCTGTACAAGTAAGTGGTGGGGCATCATATGAAATGCCACTTGTTCCTATTATTGTTGTGTTGTTTATACTAGGACAAATCATATTAATGTGGTTGTAGTTGTTGTTATATCACAAGGTAATTCTGCAAGTAAGATTACTTTATCGCCATATGTTAATGAACCATCAACTATACATTCTGTATTAATACTAACAAGATCTGTAACTGTTCCTCCAACTGGAAGACTTGTATAACAATCTACACCTGACCAATCGGTGTCTCCAGGTAAAACACTAGGTCCTGAAGCTATTAGTTTATATATTAAACAACTTTCTGAAGAGGAAGTGGTTGTTGTTGTGGTTGAACTACTAGTAGATGTAGTGGTAGTGGTTGCGCCACAACATTGTTCTAATGTGTTGTAAATATTAATTATATCACCATTTATATTAATCACTTGATTAGTGATGTTAGTTATTTGAATATTTAAATAATTTATCTGTGATACTAAATTACATATAATCTCATCTATTTTTTGTAAAACTACATTTAATGTATTACATGGTTCAGCCACTATACAAGGTAATGCTGGTCCATTATAAATAACATTGCTAGATAGCAATGTATTAGTTCCACACATATTTTGTCCACAATTAGTAGAGGGTGTAGAAGAACATCCACAAGGAGTGGGTATAATTACATCTGTACAACAAGGATTAACAGGTAAATATGACATATTAATGTTTTTAAGGTATGTATATAATGTAATAACAACCAATTGCAGGTTGATTATTTTGATGAGGAAGACCTCCACCAAATGGATTAACAGTTACTGTTGTAGTAATATTTGCAGAAGCAGAACCAGTGATTCCAGGTGCAGGTGAAAAATAAGGTGTTGTTCCTGCTGGAACAGTTTGATCTCCATTTAAACCACCAGCCATAAAAATATAAGCATGTGTATGTCCTGCATCTGTAGAAACAGCTGTAGCTGTGTGTGTATGACTAGGAATTTGTGTAGGACCAAGTGTTACTTGATTCACACCTGTAGTAGTTCCTAATGTATAAGCTGGATTACCTGGTAAAGCAGGGTCAACAGCAGAATTAAGTGGACCACCATTCATTCCTGTAGTGGTTCCTACTAACACTCTGCCTCTTAAATCAGGAACACCTGGATTAGCTCCATTACATAAATAAATCTTTGCCCAGTTTCCTATACCTGCTCCTGTACCATCGAAATTTGAAAGATCAGGATTAAAATAAGGAACTGCAACATAAGGAATCATTTTAACACTCACTAATGAATTAGCACTATTTATATAAGCGGCAATATAAGAATTAATATTAGCTATACTTACATAGTTTGTAGAAAGATTTAAAGCTAATGCTGATAAATCAACTTGTACTTGACATAGTTTATTAATAACTGCTTGTACAATAGCATGTGTATCTGAAGAAGCTGTGACACCTGTTAAGCATCCAATTGTATAATCAGCATTTAAAACAGTAAGTTCTGAATTAATATCATCCACTTGTTCTTGTAAATCACAAGCAGCTTGTATTAAAGCTGTTGATATATCAACAATAGAAAGGTCTTTACATGTAGGTAGGTATTGTTGTACAAGCTCACATATTAATTCTGGATTAATAGTTATTTTTATTCCTGTTCCATCTAATGTAGATGTGAGAAATGTAATCAATGCTTGTTCAACAAGTGACAATGAATCACCTGTTTGTATTCCTAAAACAGGAACATCTATCCCTGTATATTTAACACATTTGTCAGAAATAATTTCTGTACATCCGTTATAACAATTTGAACAATTTGTCATATTATTTTGTTTTAAAAATTATTTATATTGCTCTCCACCCAGTATTACCACTAGCTGTTTCTTTTATATAAAGTGTAGTATTTGCACCGCCATTTATTCTAGTAAATTGTGATCCTCTTGGAGCTGTTACAAAACCCTCTGGTGTACCGTTACCACTTAATAATTTTGCACCGTTTTCACTCAATAAGCCAGTATATGAATTTTGATAAAAAGTAGTTAAATAAGGTATTTCATAAGTAGAATTATTGCCTTGAATTAAAAATGAATTAACATGATTAATTGAAGAAAACGCAATACCTCGTTTACCAACATAGGTGTTTAAAGCTAAGTTATTTCTTAAAATATTGTTGTTTGCAATAATGCCACTATTATTTGTGTTAGATATTAAAATCCCCCAATTAACTGAAAAAACAGATGTTTGTGTGTTAGAAATATTATTGCCAATTACATTTATATTCAATACGTCATTAATAATAGTAATACCAGATTGATAAGGCTCAATAATATTGTTAAGAGAAACAATACAATTTTCTACAAAATTTTTGACTAAAATAGCACAGCCATCAGGGTAAAAATTAGCATCATTAGCTACACCACACCTTTTTATAATATTTTCAGAAATTATAATGCCTTTAGCATAAGTAGTAATGCCATTACCTTTAACAGCTATACCTACTCTTGAACAATTATTTATATTATTGTTTTTAGCTATAACATAATTTGCTTCAAACAGTTCATTTGTTGTATGACCATCAGCGTTAACTATAGCAATACCAACTAAACAATTATCTATAAAATTATTGTTAAATTCTAAATTTTCACCGCCATGAGTATCAAGTGCTTCCCATGCAGGAATATTAGTTATACTGTTATAATTAGCAGTTGAATTAATTGATTTGGGATAGTTTATTAAACTGTCATTTTCTGTTCTAGTATATGCTATACCATAAGCATCAGTGTTATGAGAAATACCAATATTGTTGATAATATTGTTATCTGTTTTTATATTTTTAGCTGAAAGGTGTAAAAACCCCCCATATTCATAATTAGAAACTTGATTATGTAAAAAAAATGAATCGTGAACAAATTCTGTCCAAACAAATGTTCCTCTACCATCTCTTGCTATACAATTTGTTATTTTGATATTTTTTATTGGTGTAAGTACTGTACCTTTAATTTCTATTGTGTTTTTAAAACTATTAACGACACCTTTAAAATCTATAAACTCTACATTCTCTATTGATACATTAGAAGAATTAATATTAATTAAAATATCGTTTGCATCATCTATTTTTTCAATTGTTGCATTAATACCAACAATTTCTATTGGATTTGTTACATCAACTGTATTACTTTTAAAAAGGCCTTTTAATACTAGAATTTTATTGTTTGCTGCACAAAAGTTAATTGAGTTTTGAAGAGCAGTTGTATCATCAATATTAGTACCATTTAAAACATAAAAAAACTCATTTTCTCTTATATCATCAATAGTTGTCCAATACCCACCAACCCCTGAGATGGGATTTTCAGGAACTATATACACTTTTTCTTCACCAGTTAAATTAATTAACTGAGCATAATCTCTTACTTTACTCATCGTCTTGTATATTTATATCATTATCGTCTAATAATAGATTATTTAAATCATCTAATAATCCTGTTGTTGTAGTGGAAGTTGTTGTATTTATAACAACTTCAATATTACAGGGTTCTTCTATACAAGGCTCAGGGGTGTTACATCTACTTACACAACCTGCTGTAAGGCGTATCACTTTACCTGCTATCATAGATATTGAATATCTATGTACATAGGTAGGGTTGTAATACTTATACATTAATATTCTTCTATATCCTATTAATTGTAGGATGTCAGTAGAAGGAATAGGTTTATTCAACATATATGAAATATTGTTGTATAAAAGATTACCAAGCTCAGCTAACTTACAATCTATCTTCTTTAATAAAGAAGGAATGTTAGCGCATTCTGGACAATTAGTTAATCTAGGTGATAACATATTTTTATTTTAGAATTTTAGAGGCACAATGTGCACACAATCCATTTGTCAATTGACATCCACATCCTACATTAGCTCCACAAGAAGTACAAGTTGCTTTCATATTAATAAAAATTTATTTGATAATTATTTCCTGAACAACCACAATTTGATTTTAAAAACTTATCTAACATACTATTTGCTTGTGCATATAATACATTTGATTCATGTTCTGCACAATTATTAGCTGCAGCTATAGCTCCTTGAATAAAGAAATTAATTGTGTTTAATTGCACACTAGCTTGTGTTTTGAGTGCTCTATCACACTCCATCATATTTAATTGTAGAAAAGCATTATCAAATTTTTCTTGTAACCTTTCAACACGTAATATTGTTTTTTCTACATAATTAGCATAAGCAGGTGCAACAGAATATTTAATTCTATATATACCATCAGGAAGAGGTTGGTTACAGCCTTCTTCTGTTATTTCTAAAGTAGAGGATGTAAATATATTATCTTCACCTGGGACAAAAGGTAATATTTTTGTACCAAAACCAGGAACATCAATCTCAACAGATGGTGATGACACCACTGGAGGATCAGTAGGGTATATAGAAGCATCTACAATACGAAGTGTTAGTACACTATATGTAGGAACCACTAATATGTCTAATTGTAAATTTGGCATGTTTTTATAATAAATATGCCAGAGGAATATGAGTTATCCTCTTTCCCCTGGCATAGGTTATTGTTTAAACTTTACTCTTAAGGAATAAGGGTAGAAGTAGTTGTTGTTGTTGAAACAGGAGCACTTGAAGTAGTAGTGGTAGTAGTGATACAAACATTGTTATCAACCACAGTACCTAAACCAGCTTCTAATACAGTCTCTATAGCAGCAGCTATACCACTTGTTGTAGCATTTGGAGCAGCAATAATTACTGTAGAATCTTCCATGATATAATCACCCCACACATATGCAGATTTATTATATTCATTAAATTTAATGTAGTATGTGTCATAAGTAACACCACTAGATACCCAAGACTCAAAGTTCTCATTGTATCCAACCATTCTATGTAAATGTTTCAAGTAACCTGCTTGATAGCTATAGAAGTTTTTCTCTAATTGAGCAATTTCATCAGATTGTCCTGAAGCATAAGAAGCACGTTGAGTTACAACAGCATTAGCTACAAGATTACAATTATCATCTACAATAAAATCAGCTGTAGTAGCAGGACCTGAATACACAAATGTACGGAACCACATTCTATCATATTCATAAGGGAATGCAGCTACATCACAAGGTTGACCATATTTAGTTAATGGTTTTCCTGTAATACGTAAAATTGTTCCACCTACATTTTCAAATGTATAGAATGTAGAAAAAGAAATGTTATCAGGGTTGTTACCAGGAGCTTTTTGATTTAATTTCCCTATCAATAAGTTAATTATTGTATTAGCACTTACATCATCGCAAGGATTATCATCACAACCACAACAAGGTGCTTGTACAGTTACTGAGCGAGTAAAACCATTGAAATACAAAGTATCAATATAAGAAGAGTGAGCACGCAAAGTGAGTGTTATAGTTTCTCCACATTGTACAGTGAAATTAGTTACATCAGTAATTTGGTTTGCAGCTGTAGGACATCCTGATACTTTGTACCATTCTGTTACATTTGAGTTACAACCAGATCCTGATGGACAACCTTTAATTTTATCAGATCTTTTAGATCCTTGCAAATAAGTGTTTGTTCTACCTTGTGCAATGTAGAAATAAGGAGATGCAGCAATATTAGCAGCAGTAGCTACTGAATAATCACTTCTAAAAATACCTACTTGTCCTGCAGTCAAGTTTTGTGTTGAACCAGAGCTAGGGAGTGCAGTTTGCCCTACTGGAACCACGAATAACGTGGTTAAAGAAAAATCAGCCATTTTGTTTATTTTAAATGTTAATAAAGTTTATTCATTTGTTTGTATTCTAAATTGAGCACTTTGTACAGCTGCTGCATTTTCAGTATACATTGCTAGATTTTGTACTGTTAAGTCTAACAATTCATCTTCTAAATATAATTCAAGTTCACAATCTTGGTTAAAAGATGGATTTCCATCTAACATTATATATCCTTCTTTATTTATATATTTAGGATATCTCATGTACATTATGTAAACTTGTTTTGGAGTGAACGTACCATCTGTAAAATAACTTATTTCATTAGACGATATTGAGTTAAATGTTTCTTGATATTCAAAACTTGGTTTATAATGATCATTATTTAATAAAAATTGTAAATCTCCGTGTTTTGCAAGCTCTCTATTAATCCAAATCTTTCTATTTTTACATCTTCCTTTGTCTGCTAAAATATATGAATCTACATAAAACATATATTTAGGTGTTAAATCATTTACATATATACACCATTGATTTAGTTCAAGATTTTTTAATGTAAGATTTAAGGGTTGGTGATTATAATTCATTATAAGACTTTGTAAATCTTCATAACGTTTTTTAAATGAATCTTGACCCAATTGACTAGCAGTACTAATACCATCAATCTTTTGTTTTATTAACTTAATTTGAGCTTCATTTAAAGCTAAAATTTTGTCTTCTAAAGGAATTTCTTGATGTTCATTAGTTGATAGTTTATTCAATCTTTGATCTACTTTATACAATAAACTATCTACTTGTATCATATTCTTTTATGTTTTTTAAAAACTAGCTCCTTATGTAGAAGCTAGTTTTTTAGTTTTTAATTTACCTTCTAATGTTAATAGCTCATCTTGATTATCATCATCTGCAAGGAATTTAATTAAATCTTCCTCATCTTTAGCTATTTCAAATTCTCCTTCATAAACTTTACCATTAGGTTTTATTCTATAAATAGAGTGTGCAACAGCTTGTTTTACTAAATCTTTAATATGGAGTAAACTTTCTTTCATGTCAGCAAACCTATTAAACACTTCCACTGGATTTAATCCTGAATATTTACCATTCTTAAACTCAGTTTGTTTTAATGTGTTGTCTACTAAATTGTACACTACTTCTTCTTTTGAATCTTCTGATACTGGTAAACCTAAAAGTCTTGCAACTTTACGTTTCTTTTCAGGAGTCATTGAATCAAACTTAACAATTGCTTTATTAATTAATTGTTTTTTCTTGAAGATCAC